ATTTCATTTTCTAAATCTAAAATTTCGTTTTCATTACTCATAACTATTCTCCTAAGAAAAAAGGGAACACTTTTAAAGAAAAAGGGGACACCCACCTAGGTGCCCCCTTTGTGCCCGGTCGAGGCACTCCTCCATTTGCCTTAGTCGTTTTCTTCCGCGAGGGTTTTGAAATATTCCATAGCATTATCCATGGGCGGACCTTCTGTTTCGCCTCCAGCACTTGCTACTTTTGTAGTAATAACATCTTCTCCACCGATAGGAATATCATCTTCCTCTGGCTCCATCTCTTCGGCGGTGGTTCTCTCCGCAATACCACGCGGGTCGATTACTTCATCGAACTTCTTTTTCAATTCATCATAACTTTTGAACTTGTCCGGAGCAACAAATTCTGCTATAGGATATAGCGTTCCATAAAGCGCTTTTAGTTTAACATCATCTCCATCAAACAATGGTGCCGGATTTGAAAAACTACTTTCATCGTAGTTAGGCCATCCACCGACTTTGCGAATACGGAGTTTGAAATCTGCACCTTTCTTGAAGCTCCAAATGTTGACAGGATCATCTCCGAAGGATTTATCGGGGTGAGTCTTTCTTTTAATGTGCTCATAAATCTTTGCACCATATTTAAAAATAAAGACCTTGCCTTCATTTTCAGGATTAGCGGGATCACTAATAACATAAATGTTGGAGTAGTAATTCAGCTTGCGCTTACGGTCCCTAGCAATCTGCTGGTTGGATTCGATGTGTGTGTTCCATAGTTCATTGTTGGAATCCGTAACAGGGTCTTTTTGACCAAGGGTTGTCAGGCAGTTGTTGTAATACCAATCGCCTGCTGGTCCCTGAAATGCGTGATACCAAAGCTTTGCAGCGGGCGAAGCTTCACCATCAGGAGGCGGAAGAAACCGGATGACAGCATGGCCGTTGCCAGACTTATCCATTTGGGCTTCCCAAATCCTATCGTCACGATACGATTTCTTTTCCTGATTAACACCGGAAAGCTTCTCTAATTCTTCTGTGAATTTTTTTGTGAATGCAGGTGAGCTTAAATCTTCATACGACATATATTTCTCCTATTGTTCCGTATGGTTTTTTATCCACATTATACATAATATAAATTTTAGTATGTTTTTATTCACATGAATTTCATAATGTATACTACAATCGCCATAATAAAAATGCTATTTTTTCCTTTCCTTAGCATTGTAATAGGCAATTTGTGATACCCAAATTGTACTTGCAAGGGATAACACAAATGCCGAATAGAAACTGAATAGTTGATTCAAGTGTAAATAATAATATATATTCCAGTACCCAAGAAACATAAAGAATCCTGCCTGGTAAATTGAAATTCCTCTCACCAATTTTTCCTTATGTAATTTATAGATTGTAATAAGTATTGTTGAAGTTGCAGCCAATCCAAGGATGCCATTAAAACTATCTTCAAACATTATCTAAATCCCTTCGTTAAGTAAATTTCCTTTATCTTTATCTTCGTCTACTAAAAGAATCGGCCCAGGGCCGTCAAGATCGGGGGTTCCGAATGGCTTACCATCTTTATTCCATCCCCATCCTTCATTGTTTTTTTCGGACTTACATTCTGGACAAACTGATACTCCAGGCGCAATCCAAGAATCACATCCGGGGCATTTCCATGCTGCAATTTTAGGTTGGCCTAACATATTTTCCGCCTTTAATAAAGTATCCGAATTCCGATCCCATCCTCAGCTCTACTCATGTTTTGTCTCCATTCATTTTAAACATTCCTTCAAATAATTCTGGCTCAGCGGTCATTTTCCAATGCATAATAATTCCTGCCAAAGCTGTGAGTAAGTTAGATTGAATTTTAAAAAATTCTTCTGTTGCTCCCGTTCGTTCTTTTATTTTTTCAAGAGCATTTACTCTTTCCATGATTGATTTGATATCGTCAATATGATCTTCTGTTGATTCAATTTTCATTTTGATTGTACGCTGTTCTTCAAGTTCAAGTGCCATTTTATTTCTCCATGTTAAATTGAAAAACTTTCTCCACAACCGCAAGTTCCAGTTGCTTTTGGATTGTTAAATACGAATCCTTTTCCTTGTAAACCATCCTGATAATCTAAGGTGGTCCCTTCAAGGAACACCAAACTTTTTTGATCTATTACAATTTTTACATCCGGTGAATTTGTTCTCATTTGTGTTAAGACCACATCCGTTAAATAATTTATATCACTCTTCGGAGCAAAAAGCAATTTGTAAGAGAGTCCAGAACACCCGCCGCCTTGTACTCCAACTCTTACGACTGATTCTGTCTCATCATTATCTTGCATAGTTTTCCATAATTGTTTTATGGCTTTATCTGTAACTTCAATTTTTCCCATTTTATAATGCTCCAACTAGCTTAAGATTGTGTTTCTTTCTGTAATCATTCAAAGCTTCTTTGATTGCATCTTCCGCAAGCACGGAACAATGGATTTTTACAGGAGGCAGTGACAGAGCAGTTACAATGTCTGTATTTTTAATTTCTTGTGCCTCATCAATGGTCTTACCTTTCAACCATTCCGTTGCAAGGGAGCTTGATGCAATCGCACTTCCACAACCAAATGTTTTAAACTTTGCATCTTCGATGATACCATCATCATTAACTTTCACTTGGAGTTTCATTACATCGCCACACTCAGGCGCGCCGACAATCCCTGTTCCTACGTTTTCATCCTTTTTGTCCAACGATCCTACGTTGCGAGGATTATTATAATGTTCTAATAATGCTTCGCTATATGCCATTTTATTTTCTCCTTTTAAAAGACATGGCGGAAGGGGCCGGATTCGAACCGGCGGGACTTCTCACACCCGGGCGGTTAGCAACCGCCTGCCTTAAGCCTCTCAGCCACCCTTCCCCTCATTGTTATTTAGTTTCTAATGCATCTGCATCTTCTGCTGAAAGATTATTTGCGAAATAAGAATCGCGGGGTTTTCTACAATTGGAAAAAATATTTAGATATTTTTGGAAATATATCCATCGATTTTTTTTGTTTGGTCTACTTTTTTCCCGCATTTCTCATAATTGTGTAATTGTGATCGAAAATTTTTACTTGTTTAATTATATATTCATCAATGTTAACATCAGCATTAGCATCCTCACTAAAGTAGATAACGAAAGGTATCAGTGCGCAGCTAGGAGATACCAGGCCTTCTATAACCAAACAATCCATGATTTCAAATCGCGGATAATGTTTCCCTCTGTGCTTGGCCATATTTGTGGTATTAAATGGATAGGTGAAAACATAATATTTATCCATTCTATCTTTTGCAAGTACACCATCGCCGCCCAGATGAATGTTGCCGGCCTTCATAACTTTCGTAATTATGTTTTCATTCCTTAAACTAACGATCTTCAAAAAATATTTTTCATCAACGGCGTTTTGATCCGGGTTCCATATCGGAGCGCTCATTTATCTATCTAACCCATCCAATCTAAAAATCATATTTTCTATCGTATCTAAAGCGTTCTGGGCATCTTCAAACTCATCACCGAACGGACTGATTGGATGTTCCCCGCCGGGGTCAATGATCGATGCGCCTGTAGGATTTATTATTAATTGAATTGATCTTTCAATTCCTTTTCTATCTTTATACTTTATAAAGAGTGTTTTTTGTAAAATATTATTTATAACATCTTTGAAAACTTTAACTACAATTAGCTTCATTGTGTTTTTCCTTTTTATCATTATTTATTTTTGAAATTAGATACTTTTTATAGGGTTCGATATTTTCAATTGGGCCGCCGCATTCTTCGTATAAAAACGGCATATATTTTTCACAACGAAATTGCAAATCATTCCACATATGATCGTTGGGCATGAGCCTTTTAAATTCTGGAAAGAAATCTACAAGTTCGTTTATGATCATAAAAGTTTCTAATTCGATTTGTTTGGTGAAAAGTATTTTCATTAAATATGGAGTAAATATTTTACCATCAAACAAATCGTCAAATTTTATATTTTGCGATTTTAACATTTCCATTATGGAATCAATATCTTTATGGAACATAAATTCTATATGTTCAAGTTTTGATTTCCATATATTGAAATTGAGCTTCCTCTGCGGGTGAAACATTTCTACTATCCATAAGTTTTTATCAACAAGAAAATTGTAAAGAAAATAATCTTGAAGATATTCCAATGGAACGCTCCTAGAAATTTTAACAAAATAATGATAGTTTCTGCTTTCCTCGAAATCTTCTTTTACACAATTCGAATTTGATTCAAAATAATCATAATTCTTAGAAGAAAAGTGAGCTTGCATGGAAGTATATAATTCATAAACTTCAAATGCGCGGTCAAAAGAAAATGTCATACTGGTAATTTTGCTCGTGACGGTAGAAGATGCAGAGCAGTGGCCTGTACTTCCAGCTTATCTTTGAGCTGTTTATTTATTAATTTTGCGATTGTTTCTGGTTCGATGGATCGGTTTGAACAGAATTCTAGTATCGCGTCCATGTATGATACATCATTATCCTCAACAATCTTTTCTATTTCCAATGCGAACTTTTTGGGGCTTCTGTATTCTACTGCCATAATGTTCTCCTCTTTCCGTAATAATTCCCTTATAATAATTCCAACAAAAAGTAACTAACGATATGTAAAAATTTCTAGGAGCGTTCCATTGGAATATCTTCAAGATTATTTTCTTTACAATTTTCTTGTTGATAAAAACTTATGGATAGTAG